AGAGATTTCTTCTTTCCTGCCGTCTCTCCGAATAAGACTGCTGATGTAGCGGCTGCGCTTACGCCGGTTCAAATAACAGATTCCGTCTATAACATTCTCGGTGGCGCAACAAACACTACTCGCCAATTAGCGATGAGCGTTCCTTCCGTTGCTCGAGCTCGTAATATTATCTGCTCAACAATTGGCTCACTTCCTCTTACGACATTTAATCGCATTACTGGAGAATATGTCGATCCGCACCGAGTAATTAATCAACCCGACCCAAGAGTTGCTGGCTTTGTTATTTACACTTGGCTTGCCGAAGATATCTGGCTTTATGGCGCAGGTTATGGACAAGTCCTTGAGATGTATTCAGCGACCGATGGCGGTCGCGTTAGAGCTTGGACTCGCGTTTCACCTGATCGAGTTACAGTAGATACAGATTTCTTAAATACAACTATCACCGGATACAAAGTCGATGGTAAAGCCGTCCCACAAAACGGAGTAGGTTCGATTATTCGATTCGATGGTGGCGATGAAGGATTCTTACACCGCGCAGGTAAGACAGTAAGCGCCGCCGTTTATCTTGAAAACGCGGCCGTCACTTATGCTAAAGAGCCTAACCCTTCAATGGTCTTGAAATCGACTGGCACAAATTTACCAGCCGAGAGAATTCAATCTTTGCTTAATTCTTGGCGCACAGCTCGCCAGCAACGAGCAACTGCTTTCTTAAATGCTGATGTCGATGTAAAGGAATTTGGCTTTGATCCTAAAAGTCTCCAGTTAGCCGAAGCGCGTCAATATGTGGCATTAGAATTAGCGCGAGCTTGTGGCATCCCCGCTTACTTCTTGAGCGCCGAGACTACTTCAATGACTTATTCAAACGCGGTTAGCGAACGGCGCTCATTAGTTGATTTCTCACTTCGCCCAATACTTAAGGCAATTGAGGAAAGGCTATCCCTTCCGGATTTCGTCCCTAATCCAGTTATGGTGCGCTTTGATTTAGACGATTTCCTACGCGGAAACGCTTTAGAACGCGCTCAAGTCTATGAAATATTGAACCGCATTGGCGCGATGAGCGTCCAGCAGATTCAACGAGAGGAAGATCTAATACCCAATGAAAATTAATCTACCTATGGCGATTACCGCAGCCGATTCGAATAAGCGAACAATTACCGGCAAAATTGTCACTTGGAATGAGGAAGGCAATACTTCAGTCGGTCGCACAGTTTTCGCATCTAATTCAATTGAGCTAAAAAATGTTAAATTGTTACTTGAGCACGATCGCACCCGCCCAATTGGCAAGGTTGTTGATTTCACCGAAACTAAAGATGGCATTGAAGCGACATTCAAAATTGCCAACACAATGGCCGGAGAGGATGCTCTTATTGAGGCATCTGAAGGGTTGCGCGATGGCTTTTCAGTAGGCGCAATGATTAATGAATGGACAAACGACAAAGGCGTTATGAAGATTACTAGCGCCAGCCTCGAAGAGGTTTCGCTGGTTACTGATCCAGCGATTGATTCGGCTCGCGTAAGCGAAGTCGCAGCTTCAGAAAATGAAGCACCTAAAGAAGAAGATTCTGAACCGGCAAAAGCTGATTCAGACAAACCAACCGAAGGAGACCAAGTGTCAGACACTACCGCTCCTGCTCCTGCCGTAGAAGAAGCGGTAGAAGCAGCTAAGGTGGAAAGCGTTCAGGCAGCTCGCCCGGCGTTCTACACCGCACCTCGCCTTGAATTCACAAAGGCAAAATATCTCGAAGCATCAATCCGCGCTAAAGTATTCAACGATGATGCTTCTCGTCAGTATGTTCTAGCTGCTGATGACACCACCTCAAACAACGCTGGTCTTATCCCAACTCGCCAGCTATCTGAAATCATCAACCCGCTATCAAACGCAGATCGTCCAGCCGTAGATTCAATCTCAAGCGGCGTTCTTCCTGATGCTGGTATGACTTTCGAAATTCCAAAGATTACTGCCGTCCCAACAGTCGGCGAAGAAGCTGAGGAAGCAACAATCGATGAGACCGGAATGACAAGCGAGTTCTTGTCAGTCACAGTCAAGAAGTATGCCGGCGGACAAGAGTTTTCCGTTGAGCTTCTCGATCGTTCATCACCAGTATTCTTCGATGAGCTCGTTCGTCAAATGGAGTTCGCTTACGCAAAGGCTACTGATGTCGCAGTTATCGCTGGCCTTGTTGCTGGTGGAACTGATGGCGGAAACCGCACTCTTGATGCTTCCGGCGCACTTGATTTCGTATCCGATGCGTCAGTTGCCGTCTATAAGGCAACTCTTGGCACAGCAACAAATATCCTCGTTAGCCCAGAGCAATGGGGCGCGTTGATGAACCTCGCTGACAATGGCCGTCCGATTTATCAGAACTTGATTGGCAATAGCAATCAAGGTGGCAATCTTTCCGGACAGTCGGTTCGCGGAAACCTACTCGGACTAAATCTCCGCGTATCTCGCAACCTTGCCACAGCAGCTCCAACCGGTGATAACTCGCTTATCATCATCAATCCTGATTCCTACACTTGGTATGAATCAAGCCGTTTCCGTCTTGAGACCAATGTAGTAGCAACCGGACAAATCAAGGTCGCTTACTACGGCTACGGAGCACTCGCAACTAAGGTAGGCGCTGGCGCTTACAGATTTATGGTTGCTTAACAAAACCTAAATAGTGACGGCCAGTCCGCTCCCGAGCTGGCCGCTCACCTCTTAGAAAGGATTGGCTAATGCCGACGATCATTACAGCTTCGGAATTGCGAGCTGCGCTCGGCGTTAGCTCATCCCTTTATTCAGATGCCGTTTTAGACGATTGTATAGATACAGCCGAAATAGTCATCCTGCCATTGCTTGTGAAGTATGCCGAGCCAATTGTTAAAGCAGAGCTGACCGATAATGTCGCAACTTTTACTACTCAAAGCGAAACCATTTTTACCATAGGCCAGCAAGTCGTAATCGCTGGCGTTAGCGCAACTTTTAATGGAACTCGGACAATTACCGATGTCGAACTCGATACCTTTACCGCAGCAATTACCGCCGCAGATGTTACTGAATTTAATGTCATTCCTAGCGGCACAGCCACACTTGTCGGGGCTTCCAATTATGTCGGAAACGCAGCCGTTGAATCTGCCGTCCTTGCTATTAGCTGCGAGGTTTTTCAACAAAGAACAACTGGAGTCCAAGTAGAAGGCGTAGATTTCAGCCCAGCACAAAGCCCATTCAGACTAGGCCGCTCACTCTTTAACCGAGTTTCCGGACTCTTAGGAGCATATCTCGATACTGGATCGATGGTGGGCTGATGCCAGCCAGCACAATCTCGGGTGATGTTCGAGGCGCAATTAAAACGGCTTTAGCTAGTGTCGCTGCGAATGTTTATGATGTAGTCCCTGAATCTCCAGCCGTCCCTTTCGCGGCTATCGTTCCGGATTCCCCTTATATGGAATTGGAGACAATCGGGCGCAGCCCAACGCGAGTTAATCTAAATTATGTTATTTCAGTTGGCGTTGCGTATATGTCTAATCCAGCAAGTCTCGACAATCTCGAGAAATTAGTTATTAGTATTCTTGGCGCTCTATCAGCGTCCAAGTATGAGCTATCGACAGTTGAAAGACCATCGGTAACTCAAATCGGAGTCCAGAATGTTCTAGTTTCCGATATCCGCTTGAGCGTCCGCTACGAGCAAACTTCTTAAGGAGAAATAATGGCAACGACAGTTATTACCGGTCGCGATGTCACCTTTACGCTTGACTCTGCCACCTATGATGCTCAAGCGACATCAGCAACCCTTTCCTGCGATACCATCATCGAGACATATCAGACTCTTGATGGCCGCGCTTACAAGTCCGTAGATAAGCAATGGACTTTCACAATTGAGCTTCTTCAAGATTGGGGCGCAGCCTCATCCTTGTTCGAGGCAATGTGGGCAGATGCGGAAACCGCACCTAACACCACACTCGCCGTCAGCTTTACCGCAGTATCCGGCGCAGTATTCGCCTTCAATGTCCTTCCAATCTTCCCAAGTGCCGGTGGCGCAGCCCCAGGCGCTTTGACAGATACTTGGACAATGACAGTAGTTGGAACCCCAACAGAGACCTTCAGTTAAGAGAAATAGGGAGATCGGGAGATGAAGTTAAACCTAACAATTAAATATACAAATGGCGAAGTGGAGACCTACACCGCAGGGCTTCCTGAGTGGGCTAAGTGGGAAAGGAAAACTGGTAAGTCGATCTATAAAATGACCGACATAAGTAATTACCAGCAGACCGACTTCTTATTCTTAGCCCATTCCGCCTATGTGAGAGCCGCAGCCGGTAAGCCGACTAAGGCTTATGATGTTTGGGAACTTACAGTCGATGAACTAATAATCGGAGACGCTGAAGACCCAAAAGCTACCCAGCCGGAAGCTTAAACCGGCTCTTAATAGAGCTGGCAATAGCTACCGGAATCCCGATGCCATATTGGGAAAACGCGGAAGATTTACTAACGGCGATTGAAGTATTGGAGCGAAGGAATGGCAAATGAGCCGATCTCTTATGATCGCCGCGAGCTTCGTTCTATTATGGCGGCTTTCAAGGCAATGGATCAAGAATCTATCGACCAAGCTAAACGCCAATCTAACGCACTCGCTCAATTCGCAGCCGATCAAATCAAAGTCGCAGCCGGATCGAGAATGGTCGCAGCTACGGCAGTCCAACGAGTCGCTGATGGGGTTCGAGTATCCAAGTCAAGTAAAATCGGAGAATTCTCTTACGGCTTTGCCTCTCAGCGCTTTTCTGGTGGTGGCACAACACAAATACTCTGGGCGGGTCTTGAATTCGGATCTAATCGTTATCGACAATTCCCTCGCCGAACTCCGACAAAAGGACGCGGCAACTCTGGCTACTTTATTTACCCAACCCTTCGCAAAATTCAGCCTGAATTAGTGAGAAAATGGGAAGATGCGTTTAGCGAAATACTCAAGAAGTGGGATGACTAATGGCCGGTAATAGAACCCTTAAACTTTCCATCCTTGCTGATGTAGATAATCTTAAAAAGAATTTAGATACCGGCTCTAAAG